TCAGTCATGCTTCTATTTGATTAGTGTCAATGGCTGCACTTATTACAACACTTCCTGTAAAAATTTCACCATAAACTATAGGAACAGGAGTTCCTGCTCTTGATGTATTTTGCACTCCACTAAAACTAAAAGATAATCTAGGATCTTCTTCTGTTGAAAAAGATTGTTGTTGAGGCAAAGGAAATAACATTTCAGAAACACCTGATAAAGCTAAAGCTATACCAACATTTCCAGCTATCGCTCCCAAACTAAAAGTCCCTGCTGTTTTTGCTGCAAATCCAAATCCACCAAATTGTGCTCCAGGTGCTAAAAATCCTACACCTATTAACGCTGCTCCAGCCAAAACTTTTCCAAAACCCTTTCCTGCTCCACTTATAACAGGAATAAAATGAATATCTTGTTGTCCAATAGGATAATTAATTTCATTTTCATCAATATCATAATTTCCTACCTTCACTTGATAATATTTAGGACTCATATAAGCTTCAACTTCTGGAAAATTGTGTATTAAAAAACTAACAGCTTTGGGTAATGTATTTACTTCGACTTCAAATTCTTTATGGCCAACAAACTCGGCTAATTCTCCGTATAACTTTATTTTACGAAACATAACGCAACCTCTTTCCTGTACATTTTAACAACCACTCAGAGTAAGGCTCTTTACAAGATAGTCTATCTGTTAAATGATGAATTACATCTCCATCAAAAAATAATGCTACATGATTTAATCCTGGATTTAAAATACTCATAAAAAGTAAATCGCCATTTTCTAACTTTTCATCTGCTCTTAATTCTCTAAAACCTGTTCGCCATGCACATCTTTCAAACATTGGATCTTTTAAAAATTCTTGTAATGTAATTGGCCTATCCCAATCTCTTAATTCTATATTTTTTTCTTGTTTATACCAATCTCGAACCAAACTCCAACAATCTGTAACTCCCCATACCCATTGACGACCTAACAAAGGCGGTTTATAACCACAAGGTTCTAAATAAGCCCATTGTTCGGTTTTTGGATTCACAATATACCAAGGTAAATTACTTTTTTCGCAACCTATTCTGTCTGCTTGACTTGGAGCAGGAGGAGTTATTGGATGACTATGTACTACCCCAATTATTTCTCCAGCGTTATCAGCCTTCACATAATCTTCTGGATCAATTATAAAACACTGATGATCTGTCATAGATAGATTACGACAAGGATAATATTTTTCTTTTCCTTTTACACTCAACAAAAGCCCACAACATTCTCTAGGATCTTCTCTTTTTGCATGAAGTAAAGCTTTATATTTCCAGGTCATTATGCAAAAGTACCAACAGACGGAAAATTTTGTCTTGTAGCCTGACGGCCTGGAATACGAATACCAGCTAAATCAGTAGGTGCAGCAAGCTCAAATTCTACAACAGTTCTATTTTCTTGCGATTTACGATCCACTGCATAAATTTCTCTAGGAAATTCCGCAGTAGGATCAGCATCTGCATTTTGACCATTAGCAAAATTAGCAGCATCAATAAATTTTGCTAAAGTAGTTATTCTTGTAACCGTGGCTCCTGTTAAATCATTTCCTGTTGTTGTTTCATTGACAGTTAAAAGTATTGCTGAAATTAAACCTGTAGCATTACTTATTACAAGTTTTGGACGAGGTAACTGACCTTTTTGAAAAGAAAATCCGTTAGCTTCTATTGGAAAGCGAAGATATGAATTACCATCCCATATAATTTGTCCATTTGCATTTAAATTACTACCAGCATGAAAACGATAAATAGTGTTCGCACCATGTAACGCATTATCTAATTGAAGAGTAAACAATTCAATAACTGCCGAAGGGTTTATTGATTGAAGATCACTAAATACTGGTTGATTTACTGCCATTATGATGCTGGTTCAAATACTTCTCTAAAACTTACTTGAATATTAGCTCTATTGAGATATGGAATAGATTTAGTCCAGTTTTCACAAACAAACTGTGAAGAACTTGATTCTCCTGGAGGAGTAAATGTAAATGATTGTCGATCTAATGCTCTAGCATCTAAAAACGCTTCTATAACATCTGCCTCTGCTTCAGAAACGTCAAAACTAAAACTAAATTCTTTTGGATTCTGATGTTCAGCTAAACCAAATAAAATTCTATGTTCATAACCATCAGCAAAACGAACAACTTGAGTATTTGGACTAGATTTTTTTCTTTGACCATATTGTGGAATGATTGAGGGAAAAGTAGCCATTATGCAAGTAGTCCTCCAGGTCTTTTTTGATTAACTAATTCAGATTGTACTGCAACTGAAATAAGACGACCAAGTTCTCTACCCTGTTGTTCATCACCTTGAACAGAAGAACCAGAGGCATCTACGTTTACAACTATATTTGTTGAACCGCCAAGAGCATGATTCGGTG